TCATTTGTTGATTTCAATTTTGTCCCATTCTCTCCCTCGGCTGTCCCTATACCGCGCCGCCATTGAATCTGATTTATGTCCGAGAAGACGTTGAGCAAACTTATCGCCAATCTGATTGCGGTATAGTCTCGCCGACAGGCTACGCAGTTCATGGAATGTTGGCGGGTCTCCATCAAATGAGAGTCCAGATGCATTTCTCGCCTTTGTAAAATACTTCGATACTGTTTTCGGGGAAAGTGGTTCGTGATGCGTTGATGCAATTATAGTGTCACTGCCGCTGGCCTCCCTGCATTTCTGTAGTATATCAGCCAATGAGATATTGAGCGCGTCAATCGTTAGCGTCAGCGGAATGGCGAGCTTAGCCCCTGTTTTACCCTGTTCAATGTGAAGATGGTTGTCGTTTATGTCTGACCATTTCATTTTGCACAAATCGCCGACTCTCTGACCTGTAACGACGGCCAAATCCATCGCAAGCCTCAGCCAGATTGGGAGAGGTTCGGCTGCATGGTGAATCGCGACATACTCATTAGCTGTCAGCCTTGAGCGCCTTACTTCTGACTTTGCTGTGCGGGTTGCTGTTACCGGATTCGTAGCCACATGCCCCTCGGCTATTGCCTCACGAAAAACGTCAACAAGGGTTGACCTGATTAATTTTGCGGAAGCCGTTTTACCTTCTGCTACGTAGGTGTTTAGCATTGCTGCCACCTCTTTCGTTGATATGTCAGCGAGCGGTTTGTCCGGCAATTTTCTTCGGATTGCCCTGATTTTGCTGGCGTAGTCGAGTAGAGTTTTCGGCCTGATACCCCTCTCGCTGAGGATTGTTTCATATCGGTCAAGCCACGCATGAAGAGTGATTGCGTCAGCGCCTTTAATTCTGTCTATCAGTGACTCACGCCTGCTCCCGGATAGCAACTCAATATTGGCCTGTATTGCTTCAGTGATTGCTATCCTCCTGTCTCGGCCTAATCCGAACTCTTTACCCGTCCTTGGGTCCCTGTAGCAGTAATATCCATTGTTTCTTATATAAAGGTTAGGGGGTAAATCCCGGCGCTCATGACTTCGCCTTCTTCCCATTTCTGATCCTCTTCAAAAGGCTACCTGTTACTGGTCGATTTAAGTCAACCTTTACCGCTGATTCGTGGAACAGATACTCTCTTCCATCCTTAACAGGAGGAGGGAATATCCTGCATTCGCGCACCCATCGACGAACTGTTTCAAGGCTTCTTGGGCGTCGCTGGCGAGCGTTCCACTCCTGAAGTGTTAAGTACATCGCAAAGTCTCCGCAATTACACGCAAGAAAAAGCCGCATTGATGCGGCGATGGTAGGTCTGGATATCATTGAGCAATGAACAGGCCTCATCGAGTGTGAGGCGGTGTTATTTCATGGTTAGTCCTTGCGTAGCTCGCTGATTCTTCTGTAAGTCTCTGGTGCTTTGTTTCCGTGTATCTTCATTTCAGACTTCAACAGAGCAACGAGGGAATCCCATTCGTTGAGGATTCCTTTGAATGCCGGAACGCGCTTTGCAACCTTGTTGAATGAATCTCTGATTTCTGGAATCTGCTCAACAAGTGCAACGCATCGTCTGAAATCGGCTGCGTCATGTGGAGCACCGAAGCTATGACCATAGATATTCTTTTTCAGTCCACATGCGATTGAGGCAAGAGTTGCGCTACTGATGCCAACATCGCCAGTCGATTGCCATTTCAAAACCTTCATAGCCAAATCTGACATTTCTTGTCTCCATAAAACAAAACTCGCCGTAGCGAGTTCAGGTAAAAGAAAACCCGCACTCGGCGGGTTCGCATTCGTTCAAATTGCGTTTACTTCTTGGCGTTCTGTTCATCCATCTCGATATACCATGGGTTGCTTCCCTTGGGCATGTTTAACGACTGCTCGCGATAGTATCTGATGCGCTCCATGAAATACTCGCGTGAGTGCTCAGGTTGCTCTCATGCTACCTGCTCAGTGATAACAGGTATGTTAAGGCGCTCTCTGTACTCCATGCCTGATGCTGCAAGGTCAACGTTTACCTTGTTCTGTTTTTCTTTCGATTTCTCGGCGATGTTATGCCTGACATTGTCAACCCGCCTCCTTCTGAACATAACGGTTATAAATCAGTCCCTGAGGGCCATAAGGAAGCGGGATGTGCCACTCCTCTGGTTCAGAAACTATCCATTCCCCTGCCATCTCCGCTGGAGAGGTAATGATAAGTTGTTTGCTAATAAAAGGACCACTCCTCTCAACAACAAGCTTACCATCTTCATTAATAAAAGCTTGAATGTCAGGTGTGCTTCCACACTTGGTGATGCAGCGTTTGAACATTTTGTGTCTCCCCATTTTATGGACGGGGTAATTATAACACATTGAAATATAGTGATATTTGACGTAGATTTCTTTTGATCTATAAGCGATTTTTTAATGCTTTTAAGTTATAAATACTTGTTTTCATCACCCATCTTGCTGCGGTGCTACTATTGAAAAGTGCTCACACCCTTTAGCCCAAATAGTTTTGATAGTTGTCCAACTGACTGTAACCTTGATTTCGATTCTCCCGCTGCAGTCACAAGTTTCGCAATCATCATCACCAAAGCATTCCGGGCAGCTTATAAACGTAGTTTCTGAAAATTCACCGGATAGCACACCCTTAGCGCCGTTCTCAGCGGTTAGTTTCTTCGGCACTATAACCCAACCATCCGGAGTTAGCGGAGAGTTGTCGGGTTCTTTAATGTGCAAGCGAGGCTCACCATCTTTTGGTTCAGGCCACTGGCGCTTCATGTTGATCTTCAATTTATCTTCCATAGCAGCGGTAATTTCAGCATCGCTGATGCCAGCACGGCGCTGTGCATCCCACAACAGAAACTGCATATCAGCCCACTCGCTAAGATCGTCTGGTTCGGCTGCGGCTTCCAGTGCCTCTTTTGAGAGGTGTTTCAGTGGACCAATGGGGCCAACGCAGCCAAATGTGGAGTCAGACCATTTGGCATGCTCGTGGCGAATCTGTTCGCGTTCCAGTGAGGCGAGAGCGATTTTAAATGCTGTAAGCATGTGTGCTTGATCGTTGTCGAGTCCGAATGGCATTTCATCTCGTGCTGACTCAATACTGGTAATCGTATTTTGTAGCCATTCTTTGGTAAAAGTGCTCATCGTAAAATATCCTCTATACTGGTAAGTCCTTCATTATTTAGCCAGATCATGGCGTCATCCGGCAACTTGCTGTCTGGTTTGGCGTTTTTGAGAGAGGAACTCAGTCGCTTAATCCACATTGTCACCTCAGTAATGCGCCTGTCTTTGCCTTCCAGCTCAACACGCAGCTTCCCTACCGTTAGCGCAATATCCTCGTTCTCCTGGTCGCGGCGTTTGATGTATTGCTGGTTTCTTTCCCGTTCATCCAGCAGTTCCAGCACAATCGATGGTGTTACCAATTCATGGAAAAGGTCTGCGTCAAATCCCCAGTCGTCATGCATTGCCTGCTCTGCCGCCTCACGCAGTGCCTGAGAGTTAATTTCGCTCACTTCGAACCTCTCTGTTTACTGATAAGCTCCAGATCCTCTTGGCAACTTGCACAAGTCCGACAACCCTGAACGACCAGACGTCTTCGTTCATCTATGGGATCGCCACACTCACAACAATGAGTGGCGGATATAGTCTGGTAGTTCAGACGACGCATTTTTATTGCTGTATTGCGCTGTAATTCTTCAATTTCTGATGCTGAATCAATGATGTCCGCCATCTTTCATTAATCCCTGAATTGTTGGTTAATACGCTTGAGGGTGAATGCGAATAATAAAAAAGGAGCCTGTAGTTCCCTGATGATTTTGCTTTTCATGTTCACCGTTCCTTAAAGACGCCGTTTAACATACCGATCGCCAGACTTAAATGAGTCGGTGTGAATCCCATCAGCGTTACCGTTTCGCGGTGCTTCTTCAGTACGCTACGGCAAATGTCATCGACGTTTTTATCCGGAAACTGCTGTCTGGCTTTTTTGATTTCATAATTAACCTGACGGGCAATACTGCGAAGGGCGTTTTCTTGCTGAGGTGTCATTGAACAAGTCCCATGTCGGCAAGCATAAGCACACAGAATATGAAGCCCGCTGCCAGAAAAATGCATTCAGTGGTTGTCATACCTGGTCTCTCTCATCTGCTTCTGCTTTCGCCACCATCATTTCCTAGCTTTTGTGAAAGGGATGCGGCTAACGTATGAAATTCTTCGTCTGTTTCTACTGGTATTGGCACAAACCTGACTCCAATTTGAGCGAGGCTATGTGCCATCTCGATACTCGTTCTTAACTCAACGGGAGATGCTTTGTGCATACAGCTCCCCGTTTATTATTTATCTCCTCAGCCAGCCGCTGTGCTTTCAGGGGATTTCGGATAACAGAAAGGCCGGGAAATACCCAGCCTCGCTTTGTAACGGAGTAGACGAAAGTGATCGCGCCTACCCGGATATTATCGTGAGGATGCTTCATCGCCATTGCTCCCCAAATACAAAACCAATTTCAGCCAGTGCTTCGTCCATTTTTTCGATGAACTCCGGCACCATCTCGTCAAAACTCGCCATGTAATTTTCATCCCGCTCAACCACGACATAATGCAGGCCTTCACGCTTCATGCGCGGGTCATAGTTGGCAAAGTACCAGGCATCTTTTCGCGTCACCCACATGCTGTACTGCACCTGGGCCATGTAAGCCGACTTTATGGCCTCGAAACCACCGAGCCGGAATTTCATGAAATCCCGGGAGGTAAACGGGCATTTCAGTTCAAGGCCGTTGCCGTCACTGCATAAACCATCGGGAGAGCAGGCGGTGCGCATACTTTCGTCGCGATAGATGATCGGGGATTCAGTAACATTCACGCCGGAAGTGAACTCAAAGAGGGCTCTGGCGTCGTTCTCGTACTGTTTTCCCCAGGCCAGCGCCTTAGCGTTAACTTCCGGAGCCACACCGGTGCAAACCTCGGCAAGCAGGGTGTGGAAGTAGGACATTTTCATGTCAGGCCATTTCTTTCCGGAGCGGGGTTTTGCTATCACATTGTGAACTTCTGAAGCGGTGATGACGCCGAGCCGTAATTTGTGCCACGCATCATCCCCCTGTTCGACAGCTCTCACGTCGATCCCGGTACGCTGCAGGATAATGTCCGGTGTCATGCAGCCACCTTCTGTTCAGAGGCTTTCTGTTTCAGGAATCCAAGAGCTTTCACTGCCTCGACCTGTGTCAGTTCTGACGATGCGCGAATGTCGCGGCGAAATATCTGGGAACAGAGCGGCAATAAGTCGTCATCCCATGTTTTATCCAGGGCGATCAGCAGAGTGTTAATCTCCTGCATGGTTTCATCGTTAACCGGAGTGATGTCGCGTTCTGGCTGACGTTCTGCAGTGTATGCGGTATTTTCGACAATGCGCTCGGCTTCATCCTTGTCATAGATACCCGCAAATCCGAAGGCCAGACGGGCACACTGAATCATGGCTTTATGCCGTAACATCCGTTTGGGATGCGACTGCCACGGCCCCGTAATTTCTCTGCCTTCGCGGGTTTTGAATGGTTCGCGGCGGCATTCATCCATCCACTCGGTAACGCAGATCGGATGATTACGGTCCTTGCGGTAAATCCGGCATGTACAGGATTCATTGTCCTGCTCAAAGTCCATGCCATCAAACTGCTGGTTTTCATTGATGATGCGGGACCAGCCATCAACGCCCACCACCGGAACGATGCCATTCTGCTTATCAGGAAAGGCGTAAATTTCTTTCGTCCACGGATTAAGGCCGTACTGGTTGGCAACGATCAACAATGCGATGAACTGCGCATCGCTGGCATCACCTTTAAATGCCGTCTGGCGAAGAGTGGTGATCAGTTCCTGTGGGTCGACAGAATCCATGCCGACACGTTCAGCCAGCTTCCCTGCCAGCGTTGCGAGTGCTGTACTCATCCGTTTTATACCTCTGAATCAATATCAACCTGGTGGCGGGCAATAGTTTCAACCATGTACCGGATGTGTTCTGCCATGCGCTCCTGAAACTCAACATCGTCATCAAACGCACGGGTAATGGCTTTTTTGCTGGCCCCGTGGCGTTGCAAATGATCGATGCATAGCGATTCAAACAGGTGCTGGGGCAGGCCTTTTTCCATGTCGTCTGCCAGTTCTGCCTCTTTCTCTTCACGGGCGAGCTGCTGGTAGTGACGCGCCCAGCTCTGAGCCTCAAGACGATCCTGAATGTAATAAGCGTTCATGGCTGAACTCCTGAAAATGGCTGTGAAAATATCGCCCGCGAAATGCCGGGCTGATTAGGAAAACAGGAAAGGGGGTTAGTGAATGCTTTTGCTTGATCTCAGTTTCAGTATTAATATCCATTTTTTATAAGCGTCGACGGCCTCACGAAACATCTTTTCATCGCCAATAAAAGTGGCGATAGTGAATTTAGTCTGGATAGCCATAAGTGTTTGATCCATTTTTTGGGACTCCTGGCGGATTAAGTATGTCGATAAGGCGTTTCCATCCGTCACGTAATTTACGGGTGATTCGTTCAAGTAAAGATTCGGAAGGGCAGCCAGCAACAGGCCACCCTGCAATGGCATACTGCATGGTGTGCTCCTTATTTATACATAACGAAAAACGCCTCGAGTGAAGCGTTATTGGTATGCGGTAACGCAGCGCTCAGGCGGCTTTGATAGTCATATCATCTGAATCAAATATTCCTGATGTATCGATATCGGTAATTCTTATTCCTTCGCTACCATCCATTGGAGGCCATCCTTCCTGACCATTTCCATCATTCCAGTCGAACTCACACACAACACCATATGCATTTAAGTCGCTTGAAATTGCTATAAGCAGAGCATGTTGCGCCAGCATGATTAATACAGTATTTAATACAGAGCCGTGTTTATTGAGTCGGTATTCAGAGTCTGACCAGAAATTATTAATCTGGTGAAGTTTTTCCTCTGTCATTACGTCATGGTCGATTTCAATTTCTATTGATGCTTTCCAGTCGTAATCAATGATGTATTTTTTGATGTTTGACATCTGTTCATATCCTCACAGATAAAAAATCGCCCTCACGCTGGAGGGCAAAGAAGATTTCCAATAATCAGAACAAGTCGGCTCCTGTTTAGTTGCGAGCGACATTGCTCCGTGTATTCACTCGTTGGAATGAATACACAGTGCAGTTTTTATTCTGTTGTTTATGCCAAAAATAAAGGACGATTATGCGGCCTCGGAAGGAAGTCCAATCATCTTATTCAAATCTTCTACCCGTAAAGCAGGAAGTGCTGTACTTGCTTTATCTGCTTCTTTTGGTAGCAACTCTTTGCTTTCAGGCCAAACTTCAATAAGTCGCTTAACTGTTGTGACTGAGTTCAAAGCAGCCCATACATTTGATTCGATATCCTTTTTCTTGGCTTCAAGTTTTTGTTGCAATGCGCAGATTTCATCAAACCTTTTTGTTATTTCGTGTTCTGCGCTAAACATGCATTTATCTTTGGTCGGAGTAGGGAGCAATATATCTTCGCCGTTGCCGTCTTTCCCATATGAATACCAGCCAACCCTTCTGCCAGATACAGTCAGATAAATTGAAGTTGAACGGGCATCGCATGAGTAAAATGAACATCCCAGCTTTTCAAGTTCTTCGCTTATAGCCATTAACTTGGATGATAACTGATCCACTTCCTCAGTTTTCTTTTTACCGCCAAACGCAATAACTCTGGCGTCAAGTGCAAGCTGGTTCTTTAACTTTGTTACTTCTTCAAGCTCAGTGAAAACCCCAGATTTAATTAAAGCGTTACGAGCGATTTTCTCTTTCATTCTCGTAGTTAAGCGGATTTATGACATATTAATTCCTCTCAAATAAGTGGTTTGCTGCCTAATTTCATTTTCTGGCGACCAACACAACTCACACCCATTTCACTGCGTGGCTTGCTGTAATAAATTCGGTTAGTTCAGACAATAAAAAACCCACCGAAGTGGGCTATGACCATTTTTTATTTGGATTTCGTTGGTGAGCGTGATTAACAACTCTGTGCATTACATCCTCATATTTTTCATCTTCAATTTTTTCGACATCGCGAGGAAATGGTGTTGCTAATGCTTTGTCAACTTTATCCATTGGGTCTTCATTAATCTTATATTCAGGACCGTCATCTATAGCATTAAATCCAGGTGTTACACCGTTTTTTAATGCATATGCTATCCTCTTTTCCCATCTCGCTATTCTCCTCCTGTCTCGAGATGTAAGACCTCTATCAGATACTTTTCTGTTTTGTCCACGGTCAGGATTAACATAAATAGTCTTTTTCACCATAAGCATACTCAATAAGCACCGTACGGTAGTTTACTGTACAATTTTATTTTTTGGACTGCATGTATTTTGTTTCCTAATGGGTTTGAATCCTTGTAATAAATACTTCTATTTTTTCGAACGACTTCTTCTTTCTTCTTGCAGCAAAGGCTTCCTAGTGATGTTGCTTTGTCTGCCCTGACGCAACCAGAGAGCTTTAGCGCAATTTTTCGCGCCAGTGCTTCATTACTGCGTCGCTCGGCAATAAGTTCTGCTCTGCGAGCTTTGTAGCGGCTTTTTGCCGTACCTTTGGATTCTTTCCAGACAATGGTTACCATGATGGTCTCCTTTAAGTGGTTTTGGCGCATGACGCGTCGAGGTGCTTATCTTCTCGATCGCTGTCTTGCAACTGCAATTCGCGCCATCCCCAAAACCACTCAAGTTCTGGTCTCAACGGTTAGGTTGAGAGTTCGTCGATGTTAAAGAGCCTGCCAATCTGTTCCGTTTGGCTTCCAGCCTCCTGCTGATGGCTTAAATTTAAGACTTCTTAATTTGTTGGTCAAGTGCATTTTTGAAGAAAACTTAATTTTGTGGGCGTGAATTTAGTTTGTCTTTGATTTTTAACGGGAAATAAAAAAGGGGCGAAAGCCCCTTAAGGAAGGTTTGCTAGCTTGGCATCAACGACAACGCCAATGATTTTACAGTTCCCATTGATTTCAATCATTGGGTATTGTGGATTGAGTGGTTTCAGGAATTTTCTACCGGCATCAATAACTAACTTTTTGAATGTCGCCTCGTTTTCTCCTTCAAGTTTGGCGACTACCAACTTTCCATTACGTGGTTCGACTTCTGGGTCGACGAGAATAATCATCCCCTCAGGAATACTCAGTCCTGCCGGGGCAGTCATTGAATCGCCTTTAACGTCGAGCCAAAAAGAGTCTTCAGAACAATCTACCGTTGTGTCGTACCAGTTATCTATTGCACGCCTATGATATGGCTCTACAGCTTCCATCCAACATCCTGCGCTTACCCAACTAATTAGAGGATACGAACCTCTTGGATCATGCCTGCTGTGATAGGCAATGTTTGAAAGACTATCCTCTCCTTTCAACAGGTAATCAGGGGAGCACTGCAAAGCCTTGGCTAAGGCCAATAGGTTTTCGCCATTGGGCTCAGTTTCAGATCGCTCCCATTGGGAAATAGCAACATTAGACACGCCAACCATCTTGCCAAGGGCAGCCTGCCTAATCTTGAGTTCTTTTCTGCGAGCGCGAATACGCTCACCCATCAGTTGTGTATTCATAGTTAAGACATCTTAAATAAACTTGACTTAAGATTCCTTTGGTGGATAATTTAAGTGTTCTTTAATTTCGGAGCGAGTCTATGTACAAAAAAGATGTTATTGACCACTTCGGAACCCAGCGTGCTGTTGCTAAAGCACTAGGCATTAGCGATGCAGCAGTCTCTCAGTGGAAAGAAGTTATCCCAGAGAAAGACGCCTATCGATTGGAAATCGTTACAGCTGGCGCCCTGAAGTATCAAGAAAGTGCTTACCGCCAAGCGGCATAAGCAAATTGCTCTTTAACAGTTCTGGCCTTTCACCTCTAACCGGGTGAGCAAACATCAGCGGCAAATCCATTGGGTGTGCCGCTATAACTCAATATCAATATAGGAAAATTAACAAATGGCACAAGCAAGCTACAGCAAGCCAACACAGCGAGAAATTGATCGCGCAGAAACAGATTTACTCATCAACCTGTCAACGCTTACACAGCGCGGTCTGGCAAAGATGATTGGCTGTCATGAATCAAAGATAAGCAGAACGGACTGGCGGTTTATTGCTTCGGTCTTGTGTGCTTTCGGAATGGCATCAGACATCAGTCCAATTAGCAGGGCTTTTAAGTATGCGCTTGATGGAATCACAAAGAAAAAACGCCCGGTGTGCAAGACCGAGCGTTCTAATCAAATCCAGATGGAATTCTGAGGTCATTACTGGATCTATCAACAGGAGTCATTATGACAAATACAGCAAAAATACTCAACTTCGGCAGAGGTAACTTTGCCGGACAGGAGCGTAATGTGGCAGATCTCGATGATGGTTACGCCAGACTATCAAATATGCTGCTTGAGGCTTATTCAGGCGCAGATCTGACCAAGCGACAGTTTAAAGTGCTGCTTGCCATTCTGCGTAAAACCTATGGGTGGAATAAACCAATGGACAGAATCACCGATTCTCAACTTAGCGAGATTACAAAGTTACCTGTCAAACGGTGCAATGAAGCCAAGTTAGAACTCGTCAGAATGAATATTATCAAGCAGCAAGGCGGCATGTTTGGACCAAATAAAAACATCTCAGAATGGTGCATCCCTCAAAACGAGGGAAAATCCCTTAAAACGAGGGATAAAACATCCCTCAAATTGGGGGATTGCTATCCCTCAAAACAGGGGGACACAAAAGACACTATTACAAAAGAAAAAAGAAAAGATTATTCGTCAGAGAATTCTGGCGAATCCTCTGACCAGCCAGAAAACGACCTTTCTGTGGTTAAACCGGATGCTGCAATTCAGAGCGGCAGCAAGTGGGGAACAGCAGAAGACCTGACCGCCGCAGAGTGGATGTTTGACATGGTGAAGACCATCGCGCCATCAGCCAGAAAACCGAATTTTGCTGGGTGGGCTAACGATATCCGCCTGATGCGTGAACGTGACGGACGTAACCACCGCGATATGTGTGTGCTTTTCCGCTGGGCCTGCCAGGACAACTTCTGGTCCGGTAACGTGCTGAGTCCGGCCAAACTCCGCGACAAGTGGACCCAGCTCGAAATCAACCGTAACAAGCAACAGGCAGGCGTGACAGCCAGCAAACCAAAACTCGACCTGACAAACACTGACTGGATTTACGGGGTGGATTTATGAAAAACATCGCCGCACAGATGGTTAACTTTGACCGTGAGCAGATGCGTCGGATCGCCAACAACATGCCGGAACAGTACGACGAAAAGCCGCAGGTACAACAGGTAGCGCAGATCATCAACGGTGTGTTCAGCCAGTTACTGGCAACTTTCCCGGCGAGCCTGGCTAACCGTGACCAGAACGAACTGAACGAAATCCGCCGCCAGTGGGTTCTGGCTTTCCGGGAAAACGGGATCACCACAATGGAACAGGTTAACGCAGGAATGCGCGTAGTCCGTCGGCAGAATCGACCATTCCTGCCATCACCCGGGCAGTTTGTTGCATGGTGCCGGGAAGAAGCATCCGTTATCGCCGGACTGCCAAACGTCAGCGAGCTGGTTGATATGGTTTACGAGTATTGCCGGAAGCGAGGCCTGTATCCGGATGCGGAGTCTTATCCGTGGAAATCAAACGCGCACTACTGGCTGGTTACCAACCTGTATCAGAACATGCGGGCCAATGCGCTTACTGATGCGGAATTACGCCGTAAGGCCGCAGATGAGCTTGTCCATATGACTGCGAGAATTAACCGTGGTGAGGCGATCCCTGAACCAGTAAAACAACTTCCTGTCATGGGCGGTAGACCTCTAAATCGTGCACAGGCTCTGGCGAAGATCGCAGAACTCAAAGCTAAGTTCGGACTGAAAGGAGCAAGTGTATGACGGGCAAAGAGGCAATTATTCATTACCTGGGGACGCATAATAGCTTCTGTGCGCCGGACGTTGCCGCGCTAACAGGCGCAACAGTAACCAGCATAAATCAGGCCGCGGCTAAAATGGCACGGGCAGGTCTTCTGGTTATCGAAGGTAAGGTCTGGCGAACGGTGTATTACCGGTTTGCTACCAAGGAAGAACGGGAAGGAAAGATGAGCACGAACCTAATTTTTAAGGAGTGTCGCCAGAGTGCCGCGATGAAACGGGTATTGGCGGTATATGGAGTTAAAAGATGACCATCTACATCACTGAGCTAATAACAGGCCTGCTGGTAATCGCAGGCCTTTTTATTTGGGGGAGAGGGAAGTCATGAAAAAACTGACCTTTGAAATTCGATCTCCAGCACATCAGCAAAACGCTATTCACGCAGTACAGCAAATCCTTCCAGACCCAACCAAACCAATCGTAGTAACCATTCAGGAACGCAACCGCAGCTTAGACCAGAATCGAAAGCTTTGGGCTTGCCTTGGTGACGTCTCTCGTCAGGTTGAATGGCATGGGCGCTGGCTGGATGCAGAAAGCTGGAAGTGTGTGTTTACCGCAGCATTAAAGCAGCAGGACGTTGTTCCTAACCTTGCCGGGAATGGCTTTGTGGTAATAGGCCAGTCAACCAGCAGGATGCGTGTAAGCGAATTTGCGGAGCTATTAGAGCTTATACAGGCATTCGGTACAGAGCGTGGCGTTAAGTGGTCAGACGAAGCGCGACTGGCTCTGGAGTGGAAAGCAAGATGGGGAGACAGGGCGGCATGAGACGACAGCGACGAAGCATCACCGACATAACCTGCGAAAACTGCAAATACCTTCCAACGAAACGCTCCAGAAATAAACGCAAGCCAATCCCAAAAGAATCTGACGTAAAAACCTTCAATTACACGGCTCACCTGTGGGATATCCGGTGGCTAAGACATCGTGCGAGGAAATGACAATGGATTATTCACAGTTAAGTGATTTTGAAATTAACGTGGCGGTATTCGAAGCCATTCATAACGGATCACCGGATTATAAGGAAGGTGAGAATGGCGATATGGTGTTTGTCTCATTTGAGGGAGACATTGTAAACGGAGACGCAGTCGAAGTAGAAGTTGAGCGCGGTTCCTTTAACCCATGCGCAAACCCAGCAGACGCATGGCCGATTATTGAAAAATACAGGATTAGCATTATCAATCTCGATGAAGACGAGTGGGGTGCACGTGGTGTGGCCTACTGTAAATCTAAGCGAGCTATACATGAAAATCCCCTCCGCGCCGCCATGATTGTCTTTCTCATGATGCAGAGAATCCAATAATGCTTAGCCCATCCCAATCCATTCAATACCAGAAAGAAAGCGTCGAGCGGGCTTTAACGTGCGCTAACTGCGGTCAGAAGCTGCATGTGCTGGAAGTTCACGTGTGTGAGCACTGTTGCGCAGAACTTATGAGCGATCCGAATAGCTCAATGTACGAGGAAGAAGACGATGAATGAGTTAATAAATGGCAATGCCATAAAAATGACAAGCATTGAAATCGCTGAGTTGGTTGGTAAGCGTCATGACAATGTGAAACGTACCATCGAAACGCTGGCTAAAAATGGTGTTATCCGGCTTCCTCAAATTGAGGATTGTGGAAGAATCAATGGGTTAGGCTTAAATCAAAGTTTTTGTGTGTATGTATTCGAAGGCGAACAAGGAAAGCGAGACAGTATTGTCGTTGTAGCCCAGTTGTCGCCGGAATTCACGGCTCGCCTTGTTGACCGTTGGCGAGAGCTTGAAGAAGCTGCGGTTAATATCCCAAAAACGCTACCAGAAGCGTTGCGCCTTGCTGCTGACCTTGCTGAGCAGAAAATGCAACTGGAAAACCAGCTCGCAATTGCCGCACCTAAAGTTGAGTTTGCCGATCGCGTTGGCGAGGCCAGCGGAATTTTGATTGGAAACTTTGCAAAGGTTGTTGGAATTGGTCCAAACAAACTGTTTGCGTGGATGCGCGATCACAAAATCCTTATTGCTTCAGGTTCCCGGCGCAATGTGCCAATGCAGGAATATATGGATCGCGGCTATTTCACAGTGAAAGAAACAGCGGTCAACACAAATCACGGAATACAGATATCGTTCACCACAAAAATCACCGGGCGTGGTCAACAGTGGCTGACCAGAAAGCTGCTCGATAACGGAATGCTGAAAGTAACAGGGGAGGCTGCTTAATGGCTAACCTACGCAAAGAAGCACGCGGCAGAGAATGCCAGGTACGTATTTACGGCATATGCAATGGCAATCCTGAAACTACAGTTCTGGCACATTACCGGATGGCTGGAATTTGCGGAACGGGAATGAAGCCTGACGACCTGATCGGCGCATGGGCTTGTAGTGACTGCCACGCGGAGATCGACCGACGCACCCGGATTCTCGACAACAAAGACGCCAGACTTTACCACCTCGAAGGCGTGATGAGGACGCAGGCGATACTGCTGAAGGAGGGGAAGATTAAGTCATGAACGAATATCAGTTTGTGCTTCCATACCCGCCGTCGGTGAACACCTACTGGCGAAGACGGGGAAGCCAATACTACATCAGCGATAAAGGCCTGAAATACCGAAAAGACGTTCAGCAAATCATCCGCCAACTCAAGTTAGACATTTTCACCAAATCACGACTACGAATCAAAGTCATCGCAGACGTTCCAGACTCCCGCCGCCGCGACCTCGACAACATTCTTAAAGGTTTACTCGACTCCCTTATCCACGCCGGATTTGCGGAAGACGACGAGCAATTCGATGACATTCGCGTAATTCGTGGCGTGAAAGTACCTGGCGGAAGGCTTGGAATAAAAATCACCGAACTGGAGAACGTATGAACGCCACAATTCAAACGATACCAGAGCTTCTTATCCAGACACGAGGAAATCAGACCGAAGTGGCGAGGATGCTTTCCTGCGCAAGAGGAACAGTGCTCAAGTACAACCGAGACAGCAAAGGCGAGCGTCACGCAATAGTTAACGGCGTCCTGATGGTAACGCCAGGCAAAAAGGGAAGACGATGAGACTCGAAAGCGTAGCTAAATTTCATTCGCCAAAAAGCCCGATGATGAGCGACTCACCACGGGCCACGGCTTCTGACTCTCTTTCCGGTACTGATGTGATGGCTGCTATGGGGATGGCGCAATCACAAGCCGGATTCGGAATGGCTGTATTCTGTGGTAAGCACGAACTCAGCCAGAACGACAAACAAAAGGCTATCAACTATCTGATGCAATTTGCACACAAGGTATCGGGGAAATACCGTGGCGTGGCAAAGCTTGAAGGAAATACTAAGGCAAAGGTACTGCAAGTGCTCGCAACATTCGCTTATGCGGATTATTGCCGTAGTGCCGCTACGCCGGGCGCAAGATGCAGAGATTGCCACGGTACAGGCCGTGCGGTTGATATAGCCAAAACAGAGCAGTGGGGGATAGTTGCTGAGAAAGAGTGCGGAAGATGTAAAGGCGTCGGTTATTCAAGAATGCCAGCAAGCGCCGCATATCGCGCTGTGACGATGCTAATCCCAAACCTTACCCAACCCACCTGGTCACGCACTGTTAAGCCGCTGTATGACGCTCTGGTTGTGCAATGCCACAAGGAAGAGTCAATCGCAGACAACATTTTGAATGCGATCACACGTTAGTGCCATGATTGCCACGGATGGCAACATATTAACGGCATAATATTGACTTTTTGAATAACTTTGGGGAAACTTGACACCAATAATGGGCGTTTTTTACATGTCATTGATGAGTCTCAATAACCTGCCGCCGAGTAGTTTTTATGCTCTGAATTGTATTTGTGTAGTAAACATGCTGACTGCAATGTAATAGAGTTTTTTTAGCCTGTAACCTCTTGACGGCATTGAATTGCTTTTGTTATGAGTTGTAAGCCAATGTTATCATCTTGTATTGGGGTGGTTATGAAGGATGGTGCACTGCTCAGGAGTTCTTCACTTTTTATTGCCTACATGGGATGCCTTGGATGGGGGAGTGCTTATTTCTATGGATGGGGTACTTCTTTTTACTACGGCTTCCCATGGTGGATTGTAGGTGCAGGTGTTGATGATGTTGCCAGAAGTTTATTTTTTGCAGTTATCGTCATTGCTATATTTCTTATCGGTTGGGGTATTGGTGTTGTATTCTTTTTCGCAGTGAAAAGAAAACATTCTATGCAAGAGCTAAATGTATTTCGCCTTTATTTTGCTGTGGAATTATTGTTTGTGCCGGCAATTATTGAGTTTTCTATATTGAGACAGAAGATTCAGGTACCTCTTTTGCTACTGTCAGCAGCGATTGCGCTGGCGGTTACAATTTCGATAAGATCTTATGGGCGATTTTTATCGGTATCATGCTTCTATGATAAGCCATTTATAAAAAAACATTTTTTTGAGATTGTGATGATTGCTTTTGTGGCATATTTCTGGCTTTTTTCATTTCTGACAGGATATTACAAACCGCAGTTTAAGAAAGAATATGAAATGATTAATTATAATGATGGTTGGTATTATGTTCTTGCTCGTTATGATAATTGTCTGGTTTTGTCTACTTCTTTCAATGCAGGTAGTAAAAGGTTTGTCATTTATCAATCAGCACAAGATAAGAATCTTCAGGTTGATATTGTAAGGACCAGAATTTAATTGGCTGCATAAATAATATTTTAAGTTGCAAGTTGGCTATTCGTAGGAATAGAACCTTAGGCATGCTGAATGCGTTTTCTGAACATTGTTTTATAAACTGTGTCTGCTTGCTGTTGTGATCCTGCTTTTAGTGATGGTGATGATGGATTTCACCAGCAGGATAATGTTGGTACTGACTGATGGCGCTCTGGTCTGCGGCATTGTGGTATTGCTGTGGCCGATGATGAAAAAACAGAATGAATAATTCTTGACTTTTTTGTTTACTGTTTATTAAAAAAACAACCGCATGGTGAATCCTCCTTGGAGGGGCTAAATGATCGAGTTTTAAGGGCACGTAGCGAGTTCTGTTTGATCATTGCAGAACTTAGCGGGAGGCGCCATGCGTACATCACTAATGTTATTTCCTTCTATCATTTTCCTTGTGAGTTCTGGCTGCGCATGGCGCGGCCTTTTTTTTATGACCTGCCACTGGCAGATGGTCATCCTGTGATTTGATTCCGGTTCCGGCTTTTTAACTCTGTTCCTGTACACGGGAGAAATTCTATGTCGATTAATCGTTATGATATTGGTTACAAGAAGTACCACGTATTGTGTTGAGATAGAAAGCATGGTGCCAGAGGTAAATGCAGCAGCATAATAAAAAAGAGCCAGCGCAGAAGAGAACGGGTAAAAGAGTCTGCGCTGGCGTGGGGATATTCCCCGTGGAGAAATGATATGTAACACACATCGGGAACCTTTCTATATAAACATTATCATTATTGTCAATCATAACAGTCAGGTATTATGACGTTTATGCATCAGGGCCATCAGGAATTAACTGGTGGCTTTTTATTGTTGTCAGCTTCCGGATAACGGGAGACGGGGTATGTACCAGATGGAAAAAATCACAACAGGTGTGTCATACACCACGTCAGCGGTGGGGACGGGATACTGGCTACTGCAGTTGCTGGACAAAGTCTCCCCATCCCAGTGGGTGGCAATAGGCGTATTGGGTAGCCTGGTGTTTGGCTTGCTGACGTATCTGACAAACCTTTATTTCAAGATTAAAGAAGATAAGCGTAAGGCTGCGAGAGGTGAATAATGTCGCCATCATTACGCAAGGCTGTTGCTGCTGCTATTGGTGGTGGGGCTGTTGCCATAGCGTCTGTGCTCATCACTGGTCCGAGTGGTGACGATGGCCTGGAAGGTGTCAGCTACATACCATACGAAGATATCGTTGGCGTATGGACTGTATGTCACGGACACACCGGAAAAGACATCATTCCCGGTAAAACGTATACCGAAGCAGAATGCAAAGCCCTCCTGAATAAAGACCTTGCCATGGTCGCCAGACAAATTAACCCGTACATCAAAGTCGATATACCGGAAACAACGCGCGGCGCTCTTTACTCGCTCGTTTACAACGTGGGCGCTGGTAATTTCAGAACATCGACGCTTCTTCGCAAAATAAACCAGGGTGATATCAAAGGCGCATGTGACCAGCTACGTTGCTGGACATACGCTGGCGGTAAGCAATGGAAAGGGCTGATGACCCGTCGTGATATTGAGCGTGAAGTCTGTTTGTGGGGGCAGCAATGAGCAGGGTAACCGCGATTATCTCCGCTCTGGTTATTTGCATCATCCTCTGCCTGTCATGGGCTGTTAATCATTACCGTGATAACGCCATCGCCTACAAAGAGCAGCGCGATAAAGCCACATCCATCATCGCTGATATGCAGAAGCGTCAACGTGATGTAGCAGAACTCGACGCAAGATATACAAAGGAACTTGCTGATGCTAACGCGACTATCGAAAGTCTCCGTGCCGATGTTTCTGCTGGTCGTAAGCGCCTGCAAGTCTCCGCCACCTGTGCAAAGTCAACGACCGGAGCCAGCAGCATGGGCGATGGAGAAAGCCCAGGGCTTACAGCAGATGCTGAACTCAATTATTACCGTCTCCGAGGTGGAATCGACAAGATAACCGCGCAGGTTAACTACCTGCAGGAATACATCAGGACGCAGTGCTTAAAATAATTTTAATTTCACTGAAATTTAACAAGTGACTTTCAGGAAAATGCCTCGCAGATGCGGGGCATTTTTGTACCGGTATTTCACCGCGCACCGCAGCGCACAATAAACACCGAACCTGACCCTTTGGAATGGGCCTTTGAGGATACCAGTTAGTGCTGGCGAGCCTCGGTGGGCTGGTTTCCTGTGCGGCAAAGGTTCATTTCAAAGAAGCAGGCAACGCCATGAATGAATTAATTGCGAATCATGACTTCGACTTTCGCCAGTTAGTTACCGCAGCAGAAGGTCAACCGGTAACTGACACCTTCCAGATTGCCAGGGCATTTGGTAAACGCCATCAGCATGTGATTAGGGCTATTAAATGTTTGAGATGTTCTGAGGAATTCTCGACAACCCATTTTTGGGCCGTCGAGAAAATCAATGACTTAGGGATTTTTGACAAGAAACAGATTTACTACCGCATGGACTTTAGTGGCTTCGTTATGCTGGTTATGGGATTTAACGGGGCAAAAGCCGATGCTGTTAAAGAAGCCTATATCAATGCGTTTAACTGGATGTCAGCAGAACTCCGTAAGTACAGCGAAAGTTATGAAGCAGAACGTAACGCCGTAATGCTGGAGTACATGAAAGAGAAGGATGTCGCCAGCATGTCAGGCCGTCTGCTCAATCGCTGGGGGAGAACGAAAAAACCTCAATTGCTTGCAAAGCTGGAACGTCTGGAGAGACAGGGACAGTTTTTATTACCGGGATTCGATAAAGGTATTCAAGCCTGACACATTATGCGCTGTATCGTCGCCGTATTCCCGCATTAACCATGACCGTAGCCCGACGGGGAATTCCTTCTGCGCGAGTGTGCGGGAATAATCAAAACGATGCACACCGGGTTTTTACCGCGCTAATGATTCGCGGGTTTGTCCCTCATGCTCGCCAGTCTTGTGCGAGGGTGGAAGAAACAGGGCATGTATTCAGGAGCGTGCGACCGTGGTCGCACGACGCTGGTCTGTCAGACATTGAATTCATTGCGAATAAACCAGAACGCTTGCGGGTCCTTTCCGGCGATCCGGCAGGCTACGGGGCGGCGACCTCGCGGGTTTTCGCTATTTATGAAAATTTTCCGGTTTAAGGCGTTTCCGTTCTTCTTCGTCGTAACTTAGTGTTTTTATTTAAAATACCCCCTGAAAAGAAAGGAAACGACAGGTGCTGAAAACGGGCTTTTTGGCCTTTGTCGTTTCCTTTCTCTGTTTTTGTCCGTGGAATGAACAATGGAAGTCAACAAAAAGCAGCTGGCTGACATTTTCGGTGCGAGTATCCGTACCATTCAGAACTGGCAGGAACAGGGAATGCCCGTTCTGCGAGGCGGTGGCAAGGGTAATGAGGTGCTTTATGACTCTGCCGCCGTCATAAAATGGTATGCCGAAAGGGATGCTGAAATTGAGAACGAAAAGCTGCGCCGGGAAGTTGAAGAACTGCGGCAGGCCAGCGAGGCAGATCTCCAGCCAGGGACTATTGAGTACGAACGCCATCGACTTACGCGTGCGCAGGCCGACGCACAGGAGCTGAAGAATGCCAGAGACTCCGCTGAAGTGGTGGAAACCGCATTCTGTACTTTCGTGCTGTCGCGGATCGCAGGTGAAATTGCCAGTATTCTCGACGGGATCCCCCTGTCGGTGCAGCGGCGTTTTCCGGAACTGGAAAACCGACATGTTGATTTCCTGAAACGGGATATCATCAAAGCCATAGAACAAAGCAGCCGCACTGGA